CATCGAGTCACGGTGGTGCGCCGAATGGGCATGCAATGGCGACGGCATGCCCATCGTGAGACGCATGCGCGCCGCATGACGACCAGGGAAGGAGAAGGCGATGGGAACGAGGGTCTGCGAGTTCTGCGGACGCGAATACGCGTTCCACGCGAACGGTGATTCCCCGGTGTGCTGCGGGCGCGGGGAATGCGTGAGATCGCAGCGCGCACGCGACCGGGAGAAGGCGCGGCTGAAGAAAAGGCGGCAGCGTGAGGCGGCGCGCGCCAAAGAGGCGGAGGCCGAAGGGCTGACGCCTAGCGACGTCGCGTGGATCATGCGCAGCATGCGCCGCCAGATCACGCGCATGCGAGCCGAATGACAAGCGAATGAAAGGTGGTGGGGAACGATGAGCTACAGGGCGTTGTATTGGGCCGCGCGATACGCGCAGGCTGGCATGTTGGCGTCGATGCGGTGCGTGCTGTCCGAGCTGGCGGCTTTCGCCGACTCCGACGGCGTGGCATGGCCGAGCGTCAGGACGATGGCGGCCGACCTTGGGATGGGTGAGCGCACAGTGCAGCGGGCGCTGCGCCGACTCGAGGACGCCGGGCTCATCTCATGCCTTGGCGACAGCAGCATGCTGTTTGGGTCTAGGGCTGACAGGGCGACGAGCGTGTGGCGTCTCGCCGTGCCGGATGACATCCTGCGCGGCGACATGCGCAAGGCGATCGCGTCGAGGAGCGTCCGTCGGGTGTCGTCGCTGTCGACCGGCGACGACGCTGAGCGGGGTGACATCGATGACACCCCGTCAACAGTTGACGGGGTGTCATCGGTGACGCCACGGGGTGTCATTTCTGGTACGAGCGGGGTGTCATTTCTGACAGAACGGGGTGTCATTTCGTGTACCAGCGGGGTGTCACCGGTGACACCCAAAGGATTAAAGAAAGATTCACATAAAGATTCATTGAATGATTCATTGAATACCCCCCTAAAGTCCCCCCACGGGGGGAGCGGGAGGGAAACCGGAACGGAGGAGACCATGTACAGGCTCACCAGCAGCGAACAGGTCGTGACCATGCCCGACGGGAGCAGCTACAGCCTGCGCCCAGGCAAATGCACACACGACCAGGTCACCGCGCACCTCGACGGCACCACCAGCGCGCAGGCATGCCCCGTCTGCCATGCATCCGTGGCAAACCGGCTCACACACGCAGCACACAAGGAGACACGATGACCGACACACACTGCCCCGCATGCCTCACACCAACCAACCACCCAGGACTGTGCAAACGCTGCCAAAACGAATGGAGGCACGCACTCCACGCCATCCCACTCGCCATTCAAGCCCTCCAACTCAAAGCCTGGCGGCAGACACACACCAGCCACAACGGCGGCAGCGGCACGCACGCGACCACACCCCAGCCCATCGACTGGACAGCGGAAGAACAAGCCCAGGAGATCACCGGCCTCCTCAACTGGATCGCCACGCTCGCAGACCAACACGCAGCCACCGAAACCCGCTGGCCCCGCCTCCTCCACGCGATCCTCGCGAACCTCAGCCAGATCAGCCAAACCGACCAGGCCGCCACCGCCATGCGCAGCACCATCAACGCGCTCGCCAAGGCCTGGCGCATGACCGACCCCGTGGACGACCCCAAGGCAGTCGGCGACTGCCCCCAATGCCACCGTCCACTCTTCGCCCAGGACGGCGAGACGGTCATCACATGCCCCACATGCCACGGCCAGTGGTACACGCAATGGCTCAAAACACAGCGCGCCACCCGCATCGCCCAGACACTCCAAGCAAACACCATCCAAGGCACTCCCAGCCAGATAGCCAGATGGACCACAGCCACCACCGGCATACGCACCACCGGGCACCAAGTCAGCGACTGGATCCGACGCGGCAAACTCACCGCACAACGCACACCCGACGGCACCCAATGGCAGACCAGCATGCAAGCCATCCTCGACGCCATCCAAGACCGGAGGACAACACAATGACCCCGACGACGACCGGCCCAAGCACCCCGCCACACGCGACACACAAACCACTTGACACAAACCGATTGCGCCTCTAAGCTGACTAACATAAGCCAGCACCGTAAGGGCTGGCTTTTCGCATACCCCGGCAGCCAACAACGCCAGGGGAGCGCGGGGCCCGCACAATGATGCAACGCCACCGCCGGCGGCACCACCCTGGACACGCCACCGCCAGCGGGCATGACAACCACCCCCACCACCATGCACGGCGAACCCGGCCCGACACCGGAGGCCCCACCAATGAAACACACCAACCCACGCCGCGCCAACGGCTCACGCCGCACACGCCTACGCAAACGAGTCCTCGCAGCATACGACGTGTGCTGGCTCTGCGGCAAACCCGTCGACAAGACGCTTCCGCCAGGCCACCCATGGAGCGGCGAAGTCGACGAGGTCATACCCGTCAGCAAAGGCGGCGACCCACTCGACTGGAACAACGTCCGGCTCGCGCACAGGATCTGCAACGAACGCAGAGGAAACAAAACACCACAAGCAATGCAAGGCATGCAAGGCAACCACGATCGCACTGCATGGCGCGCAAGCGCGAAGACCAACAAGGCGAGCGACTGGTAGCCCAGCAGGGGGGGTGGGCGGGTGACCCCCGGCCGGGCGACCCAGCCCCCCCGGGCATAGGGCCGGTATCCCCCTCAAAGGAACGGAACGGAACGACAGGCGAACGGAACGGAGCGCGGGATGAAATGCATCATATGCGGTGCCGAATTCCGTCCACGCGGCGCGGGGAAGCCGCAGAAGTACTGCTCGACGAAATGTCGCAACAAGGCGAAGGTCATGGCGCGCAAGGCCAGGACAGGCGGCACGCAGCCGCCGGCTGTCGAGGCCACGAAGCCCGCGACGAAGCCACGTAAGGCGAAAGAACGCCCGGACCTGAGCCGCGACGAATTCAAGCGCATGATGGACGAGAGTCTCGAGGACGTGCTGCGACGAAACCGCGACCGCCTCTCGAAGGCATTGGACGACCCGGACACACCGGCGAACGCCCTTGCGGCGATCAGCCGCCAGCTGATCGCTGTCGTGGAACGACTCGACAGGCTCGAGGGCGGCGACCCGCTGCTCGACGCGCCCGAAGGCGATGCGCAGGACGTGACACAGGAGGCTGAGGATGACGCGGGGAAGGCGATTGTCTGACATCGCGGCCATCCTCGTGTGGCCTGATGCCGATGCCGTGGCAAGCGACTTCCAGCGCATCCGCCGCGTCGCATCGCGCATGGGCGTCACCTATGACGCGTGGCAGGAGGGGCTCCTGTGGATCCTCTTCAGCCGCGATGCGAATGGCCGCTACTGCTGCGGGCAGGGCGGCCTCACCGTGTCCAGCTGCCGTCAGATCGGTAAGACGTTCACCCTCGGCACCGCGTTCTTTGTCAAGTGCATGCTCAGCCCCGGCCTGAAGGTCATCTGGACCGCGCATCACACGCGCACGTCGGACGAGACGTTCGCCGACATGTGCACGCTGGCGCAGATGCCTGCCGTAGCCCGCCACATCGACCACATCAGGCGCGCGAACGGCCAGCAGGAGATCGTCTTCGCCAACGGGAGCCGCATCATGTTCGGCGCCCGCGAGAACGGGTTCGGCCGCGGCCTCCATGGCGCCGACGTCGAGGTGTTCGACGAAAGCCAGATCCTCACCGACCGCGCCCTGTCGAACATGATCCCCGTCATGAACACCTCTCCAGACCCGCTGGCCGTGTTCCTGGGGAACCCGCCCAAGCCCGGCGACCCGTCGGACGTGTTCGCCGCGAAACGCCGCCAGGCGCGCGCAGGCAACGTGACAGGCATGGCCTACGTGGAGCTGTCCGCGCCGCGCGACTGCGACAGTGACGACCGCGACGCATGGGCGAAAGCGAACCCAAGCTACCCGCTGCGCACTGGCGAGGACAGCATCATCCGCATGAGGCAGCTGCTTCCGGAGGATGATTTCCGCCGCGAGGCGCTCGGCATCTGGGATGAGACCGGGTCGGCCGGCGTCATCAGCCGAGACACGTGGGATGCGACCAGCGTCCCCGCGCGACGTGACGGAGGGACTGTCAGCTTCGGCATCGACATGCCACCGGACCGCGGCGAGATCAGCATCGGCGCATGCATGCGCTACCCGGACGGGACGGCGCACGTGGAGCTCGCCGAATGCCGTTCGACGCACGAGCATGGCAGCATGTGGGCGGTCGACTGGCTGGCCGAACGCTGGCCGCGCACGGCCGCCGTCGTCATCGACACGCAAAGCCCCGCGCTCAGCCTCCTGCCGGACCTGCGCGCCAGGCACGTCAAGGTCACCGTGACCGGGGCGCGCGAACTCGGGCAGGCGACAGGCCGCATGCTCGACATGCTCTCCGCCCGCACAGTCACCCACCTGCCGGATACCGCGCAGCCGGCGCTCGCCGATGCGGCGCTCGCCGTGACATTGCGTCCGGTCGGGCATGGCGGCTTGACCGCATGGCAACGTGCGGGGATTGACGTGGACATCAGCCCGCTCGTCGCGTGCACGCTCGCCCTGCACGGAGCATTCACCAGCAAAAGGCATCCCGGCCGCCGGCAGGCTGTCGGGTGACCTGATGACGGCTACACCTTTGGAGAATCTATGGCATACCAGTTGGAATGGAAGGCCGACGAGGGGCATGACTGGCTGGCCGCGCCGCTGACGGTCGGCAACGTGCACGCCGCGGACCGTGTCGACGCGTTCGGCGATGAGGAGCTCCACTGGCTGCAGGTCCTCTCCCGCGTCTGGCATGAGCATTACGCGCGTAACGTATTGCGCACGATGTACTACGACGGGAAGGAGATGCTGCACGACATCGCGGGGTCCATCCCCGAGTCGATGCGCGCCAATGCCTCCTGCCCGGTGGACTGGCCGCGCAAGGCGGTCAGCAGCCTCGCCGACAAGAGCGTGCTCGCCGGCTTCAACATCGACCCCAACGTCGACGACCCCGGCGTCGTCGAACTGGCGGACCGTGTCGGTCTCGTCCCCATGATGGGGCAGGCCATCACCAGCGCCTACAAGCACAGTTGCTCGTTCCTGACGGTGTATCCGGATGCGGAGACGCGTGACGTGCAGGTCGTCGCCCGCGCCGCGGATTGGAGCGCGGCGGTCTGGGACAGGCGCCGCAACCGAATCCGCTGCGCACTGACGGTCACCGAGAACGACAGGCTCGGCAGGGCGACAGCGATGACCTTGTGGCTGCCCGGCCGCGCCTGGGAGCTGACGGCGGACGGGACGGGCTGGAGCGCCGCATGCACGTGGCGCGACCCCGCATGCCCGGTCACGCCGGTCGTCCCGATCGCATTCGACAGGCAGCTCGACCGGCCGTTCGGACGGTCCCGAATCAGCCGCACGCTCATGGCGCTCACGGACATGGGGTTCAGGACGATGACCGAGATGGACACCGCTGGCGCATTCTACGCCGCGCCGCGCATCTGGTTCCTCGGCTTGGACCCGGACGCGTTCAAGGGCAGCAAGTGGAACCGCCTGATGACGAGCATCAACGCCGTCTCGCGTGACGAGGACGGTCTCGTGCCCACCATCCAGCAGCTCAGCCAGGCGAGCATGACCCCGTACTCGGACATGCTCGAGACGATCGCGATGATGGTCAGCAGTGCGACCGACATCCCGGCCGAGGCGCTCGGCATCCGCCTGTCTAACCCGACGAGCGTGGAGGCCATCAACGCGGCGGAACAACGGCTCTCACGCATCGCCGAGCGGCAGAACCGCGAGTTCACCGGGCAGCTCATGCGCCTGCTGCGCGTCGCCGTCTACATGCAGGGCGGGTACAAGCGGCTCGCGGACGTGGACCTGTCCGGCATCACCCCCGTGTGGGAGCCCGTCAACGTCAGCAGTGACGCGGCCAAGGCGGATTGGCTGACGAAGGTCGGCAGCGTCGACGAGGCGGTCGCAAAGAGCGACGTGGGACGCCGCCACCTCGGACTTAGCGAGGCTGAGATCAAGAGCGTGAAAGCCTACGAGACGCAGCAGCGGGCGCAGGCGAATCTGGACGCTCTACGCCAGTCCATCGCACAGGGCGGCGCGCAACAGCCGCAGGCGGCGTCTGGGTCTGGTCTTTCGCAGCAGCCGGACACGCAGCCAACTCCGTCTCCCGAATCCACGGGCGACGTGGGGG